ATATTCTCTCCAATAAAAAACCGCACTTTAAAAGTGCGGTTGTTTTGTTGTTTACTGCTCTACTTTTCCACCGGCAAACATATATGGGTTTACATAGCCTATATATGTTTCAGGGCTAAAATCTTCTGGTTGAGCCTTAACTAGCTCACCTAAAGCCCATTCATAAGGGATTTTTTCCCAACCTGGCACCGCTTGGATAGTAAAAGTATTTACAGATAAGGATTCTTTGCCTTCATCCTTTTTAGCTTTTGATACATAAGATGCAATAGTGACAAATGTACTATTATTGATATAGTCAACTTGCAAGCCTGTGACTGCATGATGTTCTGACATGGCACCAGTACGAATATCTTCGATTTGTTTTGTGATGAATTTCATTTTTTTACTCCTTATTGAGACATTGTTGTTGTGTTTGATACTGCGTATGCTGTAACGCAGATTTTTGGGGCGTCACCGCCAACATCAAAAAACTCTGGCGGTGTATTTTCTCCGTGGTGCGTATATAAATATCTGTGCGATTTATTAGCCTCAACTGTGAATGTTTTATGTGAATTAACGATAAAGAAAATTCTCTTGACAGGTGCGGCGGATACATTTATCCATGCCTGATAAAAATCAATAGTTTTATAAACCCTAGCAATAAACACCTCACACAAATTACCACCAACCAACTTATTGACTTCAAGCGTCCCAGTAAATTTACCAGTTACAGCTTCCAGTCTTGCGCCTTTGATTACGCCACCTTCGACAATTGCACCTTTTACTGTGCCACCGCTTACCACAGCACCATTAACCGTGCCACCATTAACTGTTGCACCATTAACGGTGTTACCAGTAATGACACCACCAATTATTCTTGGTGCTCTAATCTCCTGATTAGCCTGTATATGGTCGCCACGTATTGTATCAGCAATGATGCTACCGCCATGAATTGCACTTACACCGGCATTTGCCCATGGACTAGGCTCTGCCGAATATTCCGTACACTCTTCAAGCATAGCTCTCATTAAAATCAATCTCTGCTTTCCGTTACCACGGCTAGAAATTTGTAGTCTTACATATCCACTTTCTGGTGCGGTGAATTTTGAGTAATATCTAGGCATATTCATAAAGCCGTGATACCCATCATTTCTACTTCCGCTGCTAGCAATCACTCCATCAGTAGTAGATAACCTTCCTGAGTTTACGCCAGGGCTACTTTGTGTGTATATAGGATATTCAATTTTGCCACCATGAATTGCACCATAAAATGAGAATATATAGCTTTTGCCAGGTATCAACTTAACATCCTGAGCGATGCTTACAGCCCAAGCATTATCTCCGGTTCCGGTATTCAGCCAGTTTACACATCTGTCTGTATTAGGATCTATTCCGCTGAAAAAATCATTTTCAAATCCGCTATTTTCGTGGTCTAGCCTAAATGCTCCTACCGAAAAATTTCCATCACCGGTTTGCACATCTCGCCAACCGAACGGCTTACCATTGTTATCTGGAAAAAAAACAGGATTGTAAAGTAAGTTCGTCCCAGAGCCAGCAGAAAACTTATCTCTCGTCACCGACCCTGCTACGACCAAATCACCACGAATACCAACTTGCCCATTTGCAACAGAAAACACTGGTTTTACATTACCGTCATTCGCATTTGCCACAATCCCGAATTTATCAGCCATAACAATGACCGAGCTTTCTTCTTGATTTGCACCAAGTGCGATACCAGCAACAGCAGTTCTTCCACCAGCAATAGCTTGCGTTTTGATTGTGTGCATCGAGCTAACTTTGCCATTAAGTCCTGCTACAACACTACTCACCTGTGATACTGTTGATTCTGCATTGCCAACTTTAGCGGTTAATGCGTTAATTTGTTGTGCATTCGCTTTATCACTTTGCGCTTGAGCTTGTCTTACTGCAGTAATGCCTGATAAAGCTGATTCTGCCTTAGCTGTCACAGTTTTAATTGTTTCAGCTTGTGCTTGGTCTGCTTTTTCAAGATTTTTAATTGCGGTTCCCGATGATTGAGCCTGTGCAGCTATTTGAGCTAATGCACCTGCGACAGCGGTTTGTCTTGTTTTAGCTTCTTCGCCAACAGCATTATTAATATCGGCTTTAATGGAGTTAATAAGCTCTTGACCAAGTTGGGATTTAGTAATTTTCCCTTCTAACGCATTTAACAAGTTATCAGGATTATGATCTGCTTCACCAAATACTGCTTCGGTAAATTCACCTTTGTTACCTTGTTTATCTACTCCTCGTAAATAAAAGTAATAGCCTGTCGATAAAGGCACACCATTGATAACATAGTTACTTTGAGGATATGGCAGCGTTGCCACTTTCACTGCAGTGCTTATGTCATTTGTATTGCTACGCCAAATCTCAGTGCTAAACCCAGGTGTAAATGTCTTAGGTAAATCCCAATCAAGCTCAATAGCAAACAACAAAGATTTACTAACAAATCTAGGAATGTTGAGATTAATCTCAAATGAGCGTGTTACAGGATCTGACAATTGGCCACTTTGGTTTTTAGCTCTTATTTCTGCGGTATAACTACCATCAGGCAATCCTTCAAATGATATTTCTGGATTTTTTAAGTTTAGATATGTTTTAAAAACCTTTCCGTTGCGATATAACCGCACTTCATAGGTTAATAACGTATCTGTTGTAGGTACTGACCAAGTGAGTTTTATACCGTCAGCGCTATAAACTACATCAGCATTAGTTACTTTTGTTAATCCATTGTGCATAGTTGTAACAACTGGCACAAAACTTGCACTACCATCAACAATCGTTTCTTTTTGCGGTTCATGCTGCAGTGCGGTTATGGTATAACTTCCGTCATCGTTTTCAGTAATGCCGAGAGCACGATAAAGCTGAGTAGATACTTGCGGTGTTTTTAATACCCAATCATCCATTACATTCAAACCAACAGGATTGGTTTCTAATGTAACAACCGATTTATTTGCATTATCTACATTGATGATTTTGATTTTCACCAACTGCATATCATCATTGAGATAACTTAAATAGCTATTACCAGTGATTTCTACAGGTTGATCAAGCGTTACTTTCTTGCCATTTATCGCTACAACTCGTCCACCAAGTGCTTTACCCGCAAAATCATTATCGGCAATTTCAATGATGTCACCTGGTAAATGCAATAATCCTTGGCGGCCTACTACAAAGGTAATAGTACATTGTTCAAGACGAGATGTTTCTAACACCCATTTGCCGTATCGGTGAGCTTGCCCACGACTTGTACAGCCATAAGCTGTAATTTTCTTAACATTGTAGCCATAGCGAGCAATCATTAAATCATCTGCAACGTACTCAACCGCCTTTTGATAGAAATTACGTTCATCGGCATATTCAACTTCTACTGCAGTGAAAATTGTCTTTCCTGCTGCGAATTGGCGAGAGAATTTACCATCAACTACATTTGATTGAGTATATAAACAAACTGGATCTGATGTTCTATCTTGGATAGCTGAAAACTGAGTTCCATTCCACACTGCAATAGAGCGAAAAACAGAAGCCATGTCTGATAGCACGTTATAGGCATCACGCTGTTCTGTAATCCATAGATTCGATACCATTCGTGGTTCTTTGCCACCATATCCATCATCTACTAATTCATCACAGTATTTTGCAATTTGATAAAGCTGAAACTTATCTAATCCGTATTCCCCAATTCGTTTACCTAATCCAGCTAAAGAATTAGTGACTAAGTCGTAAAAAATCCATGCGGGGTTATCCGTCCACTCTTCTTTCCAGTCAACGCGCCAAATACCCGGTGCATACGTTCTTGTTTCAGGATTATATGTACTTGGCACTTTCACCAATCGGCCATAAAGCAATAGATTCACATTAGGGAAATTTGGGTTATAGCGCGAATCAGTTTTAATACCAATTAATGCCATGTTTGGGTATGACAGTTTGGTATCAATGATTTCTGTATAACTGACCCAATGAGTGCCATTCTGTAACCGCTGTGATTTACTATCGGCTGTTAATCTTTTAACTGTAATGGTAAATGGTTTAGGCGGTAAATTATCAATGATATAACTGCGATAAAAACGAGATGA